CTAGATATCTAGTGCTGTTAGAGGATTAAACCTAACCGCATCACTCAAATGGTTTGGGGAAAAGTGCGCATAAATCATCGTGTGATCGATGTGCTGATGGCCGAGGATTTCCTTCAATACAAGAATGTTGCCTCCATTAGTCATAAAGTGGCTTGCGAAGGTATGGCGTAGAACGTGAGTGGCTTGGCCTTCTGGTAAATGGGGAAGGGCGATCGTTAGCCACTTATACACCACGTTGTAACTACAGGTGAACAGGCGATCATTGGTCGGCTTATATATCTGATGATATAACTCTTCAGAAATAGGCACCGTCCGGTTGCGTTTGCCTTTGGTATTGCTGTAAGTGATCCGGTACTTCGTTAAGTTAGAACCTTTTAAAAATATAGCTTCCCGTACGCGTGCACCGGTCGCCAAACAAACCTTGTACACCTTAATCAGTTCGTCACCAATTGGGCTTTGTCTCGCTACTTTAAACAAGTGTTGAATTTCTTGCTCGGTTAGGAACGCCAGCTCGGATTGAGGCTTTTTAATTGCCTCGATACCATCAGCCGGATTCGGCAATTTCCATTCGCCTAGTTTAATCAGCTTGTTGAACATTGCTTTGAGCAAACCGAAATCCACATTGTTAGAAGCGATAGACAAATCTTTGTGCTGTTTACCTCGTCCTTTGTTCGAGCGACTAGCTCTGTACAACGCGAGTTGCTGAGCATTGAGATGTGAAGCAATAGGGTTGTTTAAATCTGAAACCATGCTTTCTAAACGAAGGCGTGTATGATCACCGGATTTTAGATTCTTACCATGCAACTTAAACCACAATGCAACAAGCTCAGATAAACGGCGATGATCAGGTTTAGCACCTAGCCAAGGCTTATCGTCTACTTCTCGCATGGTGAATCGTTCGAAAGCGGCTGCTTCACCTTTGGTCGCGAACCTCTTACGAACCCGTTTACCTGCGCGACCGTTTGGGTAGCATTCGCAGAGCCAAGGCTTAATTGAACCATCTTTTAAGTTACGGATAGACATAGCAAAATAAATTTAACTGTATATATGTACAGTTTAATTCGGGCGGTAACGTAGCACAATGTTTTTAAATGGATGAAGAGCACAAGTTACATGCCGTATTATGCACTCTATTAAATGGGTTTGAGAAAGAAATAATTGGATTTAATCGTAGATGGAAAGAGCAGCATGTTTGGGTTGTGTTATGTAAAAAGCCTAGCAAGTTTACTAGGCTTTTGAAGTCTGCTATCGGGTGACTACGCTAGTAATTGGTTACTTAGCTCTACGAGCTTTTTACCTCTTACGTAGTGCTGAAGTAGCTCTCTAGGACATATGTAAATGCATTGAATGGGAGGGTAAGCAGTATCTTCTAAGTTTTTTGTTTGCCGATTTCTCATATGGGCGCTTTTAATCACCCCTTTGCTACCCGGAAAAATAAACGCGTTGTTCACTTGAGCAGAGGTGCAATAAGTCGTGAGGGCTTTAGCATAAAAAAACTGTTTTACTAGATCTGGCCATCCAGGAGCGTTACTCGTGCTTTTGGCTACACCATAGTACTTGGCGTCGACCACAGCAAAGTTGTCACTGTTTGGTCGGTGTAAAATGATATCGGTCCTTTGGCCTTTTCGAGTAGCATCAACAAAACTTCCATCCGTCAGCTGATAAGTTGGAGTAGGGAGAAGATGATTTAGTTTTACGCTAAAGCTTAAAGTTTCCGACAGCATACTCTCCCACATGCCATGGAAATGCCTAACCCCAATGACAAAATTCTGTTTTTCTTGCCCTTTAATTTGCTCGAGAAACTCTATTAAGTGAGAGATTAACTCTAGGTCTCGAGTCGCGAAATAAGAATGTATCTGCGACTTAAGATGAGAGATTTGAGAATCAATTGTCCCAGATGGAGGACTAACAGATTTCAAACTTTCTGATATGTGAGAGGGCTTAGTAGAGATTAGCCAACTGAACTGAGTATCGAGCTTACGAATTACTTCAGCATGGATGCGAGTTATTTCTTCACCGATAAATCGATAACTGGAAGTTCCATCAACTTCTAAATAAATCGGGCCGTTATCACTAACGAAAGCTGTCCGCCTACTGATGGTTTTTTTCCAATCTGCTTTTCCACTGTTTACAACATTTCTTTTTCGACGCTTTGAAAATAAACCGTTGATTCGAAAGTCATTAAGCAACCACATTATAGAGCTGAGTTTACTAATTCCTATACAGTCATCACCTTCGTCATCGGCAGATATCTCATTCTTCTTCGTTGTCGAATAGCGATGAATAGCCGCCAACATCTCAGATGCTAGCAGCGTTTTGTCTTCATGTTTATCGAAGCTAATGCAGGTTTCTCTTGGGAGAAAAGCATGCAAAACATCTCTATCTGAGACTAGCCCACAGAATGAGACACTTTTTCCTCCAACCGTGATGAGCCCTTTCTCGCGCAGAATTGCCTGCAATGACTTATCAAAAGATCTAAGTGAATCTCTGTCATTGTGAAGCTCTAAAGAATAATTCATGTAGAGCCTCTAATGTGCTTCATCTCTGGCTGTTGTCATTTGAATTAGCTCAGATGCCAAGCTATCCCTTAGAACATTTCTAGAAGCATCGTAAGTTTGAATGAGCTGACCGTATGTGGTGAGCTCAACTTGTTCACCATCTGAGTTGTCTACGTAATCCGCAAAAATGACACCACGTTGTCCATGTCTGAGCACGTCATCCCAAAGGTACATAAATATCTTACCTTTCAGAGCAGACTCACCATTCTCATTGAGCTCGTTGTCATCCAAAAAACGATGGCCTAAAAGTTTATCCTCTGGGATATGGTCTAAGGCGAGGGCTCTGTTGACTGCTTTAGCGAAATCGACCCAATAAACGTTGTAAACTTCGACCTCACCATCATCGTCCTCTAAGGGTAGCGGAAGAGTACCTTTTGGAGCATTTGAATAGTCTATCGGTAAGTATTCAAACTCCCAACGTCTCTTAAACGCCGTATCTAGAGGCATAACCGCTTGGTCACTGCTGTTCATCGTAGCTAAGATGGATAGATTTGAAGGTATAACTAGCTTTCCACTTGCGAAGTAGTTATCAGTCTTACTATTTAGGTGAGCTAGCCAGTCTGGGTCTGAGACATTGATTGGATATTTACTTTGCCTAGTAGGTAGCCTGTCTAGAAGTTGGAAAATCTCGCCAAAAGCAGCGGCAGCCGAAGCTCGGTTGATCTCTTCTACGACTAGTGTGCACTCTTTACTTGGGTTGTTTACAGCTAGAATGATCGCGTCTGTAAAGCTACCCGGCCTAAACTCATAATTTATTGCTCCTTCAACCATTACTGGTCTTAAGCTTCCAATAAAGTCGCTGTACTGAGTATCAGGATGAAAGACTGTTCTTATTGTAACATCAGCTTTTGTTTGCTGATCTATTGTGTAACTTTTGCCTGTACCCGGAGCGCCATAGAATATCCTGTTAGTGCCAGTTTTGATTCGCTCAGAGTCAGAAATTTCTTTTGCCTGTATGGAGCTAAGATAGGCATCATTGTCAGGCAACTGGTCTTGTAAGTACGAGATAGCTTTTTCTAACAACGAATCGGAAAGTGGGAACACTTTCTCTTCGTAAACATGTTCAAGGCCGTTTGAAACAGTGACAATTTTGTTTAGTACAGTAAAAAGAGGTAGTGTCTGTACCGTTGACATCGCATTAATGACATCATTGGTCAAATAGGCTGAAAACAAATCTCTCCAGCTTTTCTCAACGTAACGAGGATGAGCCGCGAACAAATCGAGGTTCTTGCGGATATCTTCTAGCGTTTGGATTGCTTGCTTCAGAGATATGGAAAAGTATTTCTTACCCCCTCTAGTACCAGTGTTTGAGAATTTGAAAGATGGAGCTACTTCTTCGTAACTAAGCTCCATCGCGCTCTCTAGGTTTGCACAGTTACTTACTAATTCATCAATTCTCATCTAAAGCCTTCATATGATTTGCCTGTTCAGATACACAGTGTTATTATCGCCGGGTCAAAAACCGGATAAGTGAGTGTGAAGTGGATCTAGTTAATCAATCAGTTGCCGAATATATCAAAAATACTCGCGAAAACCTTGGTTTAGGTGTAGTTGAGTTTGCAAATTTGCTAGGTATGTCATCGACTGGAGAGAGAACAATCAGGGGATGGGAAACTGGTGAGCACAAACCGACCAAAGCAAAGTTAGATGCAATAGCTAGCCTTGAATCTGAATTGAAAGAACGATTTGAAAAAGCACCGTTTCGACAAAAGCCAGAAAGGGAATGTGATTTCAGATTCATCGATCTGTTCGCTGGAATTGGTGGAATAAGATTGCCATTTCAAGAGCTAGGCGGCCATTGTGTGTTTAGTTCTGAGTGGGACAAGTTTGCACAGAAAACTTATCTTCATAACTATGGTGAAATGCCAAATGGCGATATCACTCAGATAGAGTCAAAAGATATTCCTGACCACGATATTCTGCTGGGTGGATTCCCTTGCCAAGCATTCTCGCAGGCAGGACTAAAGCAAGGCTTTAGTGATACTCGCGGAACCATGTTCTTTGAAATTCAGCGTATTCTTGCAGAAAAGCGTCCTAAAGCATTCCTTCTTGAGAACGTCAAACAACTGAAAGGCCACGACAAAGGCCGAACGTTAAAAACGATTGTGGATATTCTTGAAGGCAAACACGAACAAGATATTCCTGAAGATGTACCTATGAGTGAAGACGCTCGTCATGCCCTGAGCGAAAAGCTTAACTACTGGGTTGATTTTAAAGTTCTTCGAGCGGCTGACTTTGGCGCTCCGCAAAACCGTGAAAGAATCTTTATCATAGGCTTTGATAAAGATTATTTTAAAGGTGTTAACTTTGATGAGTTGTTCTCATGGCCGGTACCGCCAAGAACACCGACTCGTGTCGGTGACATACTACAGTCTCAGGATGAACTCGATGCGGATATTAGGGCGGCAGGTAAAGACCGTTTCACTATTTCAGATAAACTCTGGGAAGGGCATCAGAAGCGAAAAGAAGGTCATAAAACGAAAGGTAATGGTTTTGGTTATACGCTTTATAATGCAGATAGCGAGTACACCAATACAATTAGCGCGCGTTACTACAAAGACGGTTCTGAAATACTAATTGATCAAAGCCATATCGGTAAGAATCCACGAAAGCTTACGCCACGTGAATGTGCTCGACTCCAAGGATTCCCCGAAGAATTCGATGTAGATGCTGTATCACAGGGGCAAATCTACAAACAGTTTGGTAACTCTGTCTGTATGAAAGTAATCAAAGCTGTAGCGAAGCAGATTACCAATACTATCGAGCTAGCAGACCAAAAGTTTGTTGAACTTGAAGGCGTGAAAGGCAAGACAGCTGCTTAGTAGGCATTAAATAGAGCCACAAACGTGGCTTTATTTATCTTTGTTTATGCGAAAAATTTTTCAGATAAGGTTGGGTGCCTAGACAAAAACTTTTCAATCTGAAATCTATCCCAAGTCTCTCTCGTAATGTTACGGTTTTGTGCTATTCCGTCTAATCTATCGAGTAAAGTTGCGTCGATATAACAGTTGCACATCAAACCATAGCCATGAGCTCCATACTGATCAATGACATCAGATATACTCCCAACGTTATTTGCAGAGACAGAATGATCAGTACGCTTAGTATACTTACACTGAAAAATGAATTTCTTTGGCGGAGAACCAGCAGAAGCATTGGTCCAAATTTCTATATCTCTTCCACCATCTCGGGACTTTGATTTTCCTAGTTTTCTAATAGTATTTCGATCAAATTTGCTGTGGTGGTATATAATGTTCCAACATAATTGTTCAAAAATTTCCTCGTCAATACTTAACCAGTCAACCTCACATTCTTGACTAATTTGAAGTCCATCAAAAATACCACTTGAAATACTTGTGAGTACAGTTCCAACGGATTTAGCTTGTAGGTTACTTAGAGGAAGAATATCGAACAAAACAACACTGCAACTAGAGAACTTAAATACAACGAAGTCAGAGAATTCAGAGATGAGAACGGAAGCCCTACTTTCTCTACCTGTGAAATCTGGGTCATCATAACCAACTTGTTGAGCAAATTTGCTAGTTTCAGCTCGAAACTGCTTGATTTCTGGAGTTGATACAAACAGTTCTGAGTGAAGGTTTCCTAATCTTTCCTCAAAGTCATCTTTATCTGAAGAGTATTCTGAATAACAGGCAAGAGCTTGAACTAGAGATCCTAGAGGGAACTCAATTACTTTATCTTCAGCTAGCGTATAAGAAGTATTTTTGCAATGGACGAATTCAGCATCCAAGAGAACTGATTCTTTAGAGTATCCAAATATCTCAAGCGCATCTGAGATGTGAATGGAAGATGGTACTATCCACGCATTCCTAGATATTAAGATTTTGTCTTTTTCACCCGCGCAATATGCACTCTCCCAGAAGCCATACTCCCGTTCTGGGTGATCTCGTAGCTGGTATCCAAAAGTAGTTCTTCCGCACTCGTAGTAAGCACCATTTATTAAGTTTGAAAAATAGTCTTCAACGATATCGGGATAGTGTAGTGGATTATCTAGCATTTGAAATTCATGCTGTAACACAGAATCTCGGACTTGATGGAATAAGTCTGAATTTGCTATCTCATCATCCTCTGGGGAACGCACAGCTAACGATAAGTTCTTTAGGGAGGCTGAGAGACGAATTGGTGAGAAATAGGATATGTCAATTTCAAATATAGAAGCATAGGGCTGCATAGAAACTCGTCTCAGTATTGATGTATTTCCGAGTTTAGCCAATGCTTCAAACGCATAGGAAGCGTCTAAATAATCTGAAATCATATCAAGGTACGACCAGCATCGCCTTATAGGAACTTGAACTGTAACAGTTGGAGCTGATTCTACGAGTTCTTCAATTTCTTTAGAGCTCATCGACGCTAAATCTGGCGCGTCTAAGTTAATTGTTACATGGCTAGTTTTTTCACAAGCCCCCATTATTTCTTCTCCATCACCAACGCAACTCTACCCACAACCCTTACTTCATCTTCCTCTACTGTCAGAGTGGAACCATTAAAGCTGATCGCCAGCTTCTTACCTGGCAGGCGTTGGATTTCGTTCAGGGAGAATAGGCCATCCATATCTACTAGATATGTGCCACTTACTGCTTGATGAACTTCTTTATCGATAATGTATGTTGAGCCATCTTGCTCGACGCCCATCACATTAAGAACACCAAGCTTATCTAAGTATGCTTTGTCGAAAGGCAGTGTTTCATTGCCTTGGAGTTTGCCATTTACCAGTTTGAATATATCGATATCAAATAAAGTTCTCGATTCGTTCTTTTTGGTCAGATGATCTTGGGAGCTTTGTAAAGGGAACGGTTCACCTTCGCCCAGAGCTAAGTACTTTATAGATGCGCCAGTCCTCAAATGAAGTCTAATAATCACTTCGTAAGGTGTTAGGCCTCTTTGGTGCCAAGTGGATATTGTTCCTTTTGACACACCGAGACACTCACCAAGCGACTTGAAGTCGTTGGTTTTTGTGACGAGCTTCATCCTTTCCGTTACATCTCGACCGCCAATGTACTCAAAAGAGGGTATTTGTTCTTGATATTCACTCATAAAAAGTCTAAATTTCACTCAACGTTAAACCGCGAGGTGCAACTCGCTTATCCGGTAAAACACATTCAATAACCTACAAGGATAGCATTATGCTTTCATATCAAGTAGTCCTAAATACACCTTTCATGACATACGACCAATATTCCCAGTTCTCTGGTATGCCAAAGCGCACCATCATGGATTGGGTAGCTGATGGTCGCTTACCTATTAAAACTAAAGCAAAAGGTAAAGAAACACCGCTTATCAACATGGTGGCGTTACTCGAAATTGCTACACGAGAAGCAATGGAAAACTTGGGGTAGGTGATCATGCGCTTATCTTCCTTAACTCCAACCAAAGAGCACTGCCCTTGGTGGCTAAACATCCTTGGTTGGGGTTTCGTTTTCGTACCATATTTCTTCAATTGAGTATTCGCTATGAACGAAATTGACTCAATGTGCGAATTCCGTGGCTCTAAACAAAAGGCATTTAACGAAGCGTGTTGTGCATTTGCGAACTCGGAGAACATGACCAAGTTAGCAAAAGCCGTAGGAATGAATGCCACTATGCTGCGCAATAAGCTCAACCCAGAGCAGCCGCACATTCTAACCAACGTAGAACTTGTGCTGATAACCAAAGCGAGTGGCAACTACACCATTCTTAATAGCCTTTTGCTTGGCCTTGGTGTGGTCATGGCGCATATCCCAAATCATGCGAGTGAAGAAACCTTTATCAAGCGGGCGCTCGAAAACGCGGTGCACTCTGGCGACCTATCTCGCATGGCGCTGGAACACGGCGGAAGCACCCGCATTAGCCGTTCACACAAGCAAACCATCATCGACAAGGCGCATTGCAGTATCAGCAATCTGGTCGCGCTTATCTCTGATCTTGAAAGTCGCACAACAGGCATCACGCCACTACTAAGTATGAGCGTGGATTTCATCGCCAGTGGTGCACCGGTTCCCGGACTGAGTTAACTCCAGAGAATAGTATGGATATTTCCCCATGATAACGATCGAACTGAACACCCTAGAAGAAGCTTTACACATACAGAACGTTGCTGCACTGAACATCAGCAAATACCAACAGAACCCAGTTGAAGGGCAAGAGTGCCAGCAAAACTCAAACATTCGTCTTTGGCAAGATATTCGACGACAAGCGGGTTTAGAAATGAAGGCCATCTCCGAGCGAGTGGAGCGTGCCTAATGCAATACGTAGCTATTCGACTTTTTGGTGATGGCGCGATGAAGCGCCACAAACACACTCAAGAGCCAGAAACAACGGCGCTTGGAGATTTCGATTCGTTAGACGATGCCGTTAATCAAGCTTGCGAGCTACTTAACTGTAACCACATTCGCCACGGAGTTTTAAGCGAAGGTGAAGGACTAGGCGGGTTTATCGTTGTAGATGCACAGGAGTTTACCGAAATATGAGCATTCAAACTTTTACTGAACCTTGCCATTTACCTTGTCCGGATCTGCCGCATTACTCTTTGACAAAAGAAGACAAAGAGCGTGGCCTTGTTTGGTTAGAGAAAGTACGAGCTGAGCTTGAAGCAAAACGAGCAACAACAGAAACAGAGCGTGAGAGACGTAAAAGAGTTTGGCTCACGAAACAAAAGCAAAAGTCTTTGCGTTTACCTAATCGTGTGGTGGCACGTTCTTAACTTTCATGAAGAAGAACAACATTAATCTAAACAATCCACTAAATCGACTCCCAAGCAATCTGCATCGGGAGTTGATTTCTTATCTGGATAATCAAAAAGGCACTTCACAACTTTCTTTCGTGAATGGTGTGTGGGTTCATGATGGAGAGCTAACACCTCGCGAACGAGTGTTTGAGTTTGCATCTATGACCGCTAACAAGCTCAAGCTACCTTTTGATATCCGCAACTATATTGATAAAGCGGCCTCGAGCCGATTAAAAAAGTATGGCTTTAAGCGTGCAATTGAGTTTATTGAAAAGCGCAGTAGCGCTGTTGCATCTGCGTTTTCCGTGCTACCTGAAGCTTGGTGGAAAGTTGATAATGAAATCAAAAGAGCGAAATTGGCTGTTGAAATGGCCGGGCGCTGTGGAAACCGAGTCAGGCTCGCGTCAGAGCATGGGCTCTCACCAATTGAGACAATCTCATTTATCAATGAATTTACAGGCGCTTCTCTGTGGCTACCTCATTTCGCACATGTTGAGGATACCAACCAAGCATATTCAATGATTGTTAGGCTAATGGATGAAGCGTTTTGGCGTAGAGCTATTGGCCGTATTGTTGTTGCGGTATTTGAGAATGCTCGTCGTGCTGCTGGTATGGTTTCCCCACATAGCTCACCTTATGCTTCTAACTCTGCTTGTGAATGGTTAACTATTCGCCAAGACCGTCAACGAGAGTGGATTGAGTTGATGGCGATAGAGTCCGAAAGCGGGGACGTAGTTGACCTAAAAACAGTCATTGATTCGTCTCAAAGCAATCCTGCAAATCGTAGACATGAGCTAATGACGCGTATTGCTGGTTGCCAGGAATATGCAGAGAGCAATGATCATGTCGCTATCTTTGTCACCATGACCTCGCCGAGCCGATTTCACAGGCTCAAACAACACGGTAAATACTGGATAGAAAACCCCAAGTTTGACGGTGCTAACCCTAAAGACGCACATGCTTGGCTAAGCCATGGCTGGAATTTGTTTAGAGCCTGGGCCGATTACCGTGAGTTAGTGTATTACGGTATGAGAGTAGTCGAGCCTCACCAAGATGGCACACCTCACTGGCATGGTGTATTTTTCATGCCGTTAGAACACGTAAAGGCGTTCATCGCAGGGCTTGAAGCGTATCAGTTTAGAGAGCCCAAAGACCTATATTTTGAAGGCGGCACACCAAGAACCAAAGCGATGAAAGCGCGCTTTGATGCAAAGCTGATCGATAAATCTGCCGGAGGTGCCGTTGCTTATCTTGCTAAGTATATTTCGAAAAACGTTGATGGCTACGCCCTTGAAGGTGAAGTCGACCGAGACAATAAAAGAGCCAAGCTTCAAGAAACCGTAAAGAACGTCACCGCTTGGTCACGTACATTCTGCTTTCGTCAGTTCCAATTCCAGAAAACTCCGCCAGTGACCATTTGGCGAGAGCTTCGTCGTATCGATGAAGAGCAAGAATACTGCTTGTTTGAAAAGGCCAGAAGAGCGGCCGACTGCGGCTTCTTTTCTGCTTACATGGATTATATGGGCGGCCATCGTCTTAGATCGTCTGAGCGTCCAATCCGCTTAGTTACAAAAGAACGCGAAAACAAATACGGTGAAATTGTTACTGTCACTGATGGGGTGAAAGGTTCAGGTTTACTTGTTTATACACGAGAAACGGAATGGAAACTCATCAAGAAAGACTCCGACTTGTCGGAGGCTTCTGAAGGGAGCGGGAGCGACCGCCCTTGGTCCAGTGGCAATAACTGTAGAATTCCACCTAAAAGCCAAAAAATACTCGATAAGTACTTCCTAGAAATGGAGTTAGACAGGTCTGATCCCGCTTGGGAAAGCTTCATGAAAGAAGAAGGGGTACCAACTTAGATAAAAGAGCTCGGACGGAGAGCTTCTCCATATCAACTTTCGATACAGTGACATTGGCTGCAAAGAATTGGTAGAAAGCTGTATGTATATACAGTATATTGGCGATGTAGTTGTTAAGGGTATTGATATGTCTAATAAAAACCAGTTATTCCAGAAAGCACTGGAGCTCATCATCGATGGAGTAGCATTAAGCACTGAAGCCGAAAGTCGTGCGCAGGTCGGTGCGTATTTGATGGGGTTAGTGGTCGCAGACAATCAAGGTAAACTCGATAACGACAAAGTAGAAGCCATTCAGATGATCATCCAAATGGCTGATGAAGTGGATAGTCCAGAGTTCAAGTTATAGCATTGAAAGTTGCTGCTTCAGCTCTTTTTTCTGATCTGGTGCTAGAGCTTTAACCAAGTTAAATGCCATCTGTGAAGTTGTCCTCGCAGAAGGGCTAAGCGTGTGGCTGTAAGACAAGTTCATCACAAATGTGTGCCCACACTCTGCATCACTACAAGAACAATATAAGTCTGCATAACCCGCAGATATACGGTTGGATTTTTGGATGCGGCTTTTACAACCACACTCCGGACACAATACTCTCATACAAGAACCTAACTTATTGACTGACCAAATAATGATACGTCAAAGAGCTGTGTTTTTGTACAGGTTTATGAGCTTTCTCCAAACGTAGTATCAAATTTAAAATGTAGATTTTTGATATTTTTTATCTCGGGATCGTTGTTAACTTCATCCATAATTAATTCGCATACGGGGATGATTTCGTCTTTCGCATATTCACTGCCAATTTTTACGGGATCACCTAGATTAGTCGTTCCCTGGGGAATGATTCCTGCTTTTCCTATAGGGAAGCGATGGCCTACGAGAATGTCTTGCGCAGTGATGTTTTTGATTCGCTCAAATTCATCTTTTGTCGCTATATCGCCCACTGGGATTAGCTGAATACCTTTTTCTGCACCGCCTGGAATATTAACAAACATACTTCTAAAGTTACCCACCCCTTTAGAGCTCGCGATTTTTTCCTTCAGCATTTGTTCGTCGTCATCACTAAGGTTTGGATCCGTGGCGTAAAAAATGAATCCCATGTGTGCACCGTTCTTGTAATAGCGACGACGAAATAGCGTTGCATCTCGATTTAGTAAGCTGCTTTGTAAACTACCTAGATAATCAGGTAGGCCATAAACTTGCTGTTGCAGGTCTTCTTGAGGCAAAAAAATGATGTCATTCTCTTTGTACACTCGTTGCTTGTTGTCTCGCTCTAGCAAAATGAAGTCCCCATTTTTACGTCTACGCAGATACATGGTCGGTAGAGGAAACAAGCGTACAACACGCTTGAAGTGGTCTCGGATTTTTAAAAATGCGGCATCACCAAACGTGAAGTAGTTATTACAAAAAGATTGAATCTGTCGACGTCTTGAACCGCCACCTGAAATAAAACGGGCTGCAACATAATTTGCTCGAGCTTTAAGTAAAGACCCGTGATAGGCGTTTGCACGAGAAGTTTCTGCTAAGCCCTGGCGTGAGATTGGTGGTTCCCAGTAACCATCAGTGTCGTTATAGAAAAGCTCAGAATATGAAGTCATCCAACTCGTTGAGTCAATTGCCTCAGGTGTGGAGTCAAGGTGATAAACCGATTCCACATGTTGCTCCTGTTGTACTAGTTTGTCTTTTTGATTGTTCATGCTGCAGTCGCCCAGGTTGATTTCGTTGGTGTGTTGTGGTCTAGCGGCTCATTGATAATGGCGTGTGAAATGGCCCAAAACGCATCAGCGTGGCCTGTTGTTTCACTTCGCTCTGCTTTAAAGGTCATAGCGTTACCGCTATTGGTCGGCACTCGTTTAATCGCCATAAATGCCATAGCAATGTCTTTGTGTTCGGCATCAAACTGCAGTCGTTTTGCTTCTACGATATCGATCATCTTCATTACTAGGCGATTCTTGTTTTCGTTGCTGTAATGTATGGCGTGGGCCTCACGAGGGTGCTTTTTCTTAATTAAGTCCCAAACACCGCCACCAATGCCTGTAGTATCAACGCCTATGTAAGTGACTTTGTAGCGTTGAAATACCTTTTCAATTTCACTCACGTGGTACTGGAAGTTAAGCCCTTTCCAGTAGTGCTTCTCTAAGACACGAAACTTTTCACCTGCAACTGCCGGTGGAGCTATTACTACCAAACAAGCATTGTCTCGCGTTCGGCTAGGGTCATAACCCAACCATACTTCACGCCCGGCAAACGGTGATTTTGTTGTCGGCTTGAAGTCCTGCCAGTGGGCAGAGTCAACCATGCCTTTTTCGAGGTCAGAGAATTTGAATACAGACAAAGAGCCGTCGACGAAGATACACATAAACAGGTTATCGAAATCGTCTTTACTGTATTCGTCCTTCAGTTCTTCAATATCAAATAGTTCACAGCCGCCTGCAGCAGCGTCTTCAATCGTGACGACATATCGCCACTGCTTATCAGGGCAAAGTACACCCCCATCGCGATATTCATCGAACGTTGGAAACTCAATTTTGGCGCGTGAGTCTCTGCCTTTTCGCCATTGGTCGCCCGTCCAAAACGGATATGCCTGGTGCATTTTCGATGATGGTGTCGAAAAGTAGGTTTTACGCCATTTTTTATGGGTAGCCATTGCCGAAGCGAGTTTGTTTAGTTCGTCAAACTTCGGTATCCAGAAATACTCATCTACATAAACATGGCCGTGGTAACTTTGCGCGGTTTTGCTATTGGTAGATAAAAAACGAAGTTCAGCACCATTGGAGAGAATGATCGGGTTTCCAGTTAGCTCTATGTCTAAGAACTCTTTTGCAATAGCAATGATGTAGCTGCGGAAAACTTCCGCTTGAGCTCGTGATGCTGACAAAAAGATCTGGTTATCGCCGGTCAGAATCGCATCTTCTAACGCTTCACCACTGAAGTAGTAAGTTGCGCCAATCTGGCGGGACTTAAGAATGTTTCGAATACGCTGTTTTATGTTGTTGCGCATTACATGCTGATAGGCAAACAGGGAGTCATGCCATGTGACAAAGTCATCTTCACTCAGTTCGCTGATGTCATTCTTTTTACTTTTACGTTTCTTGGTAGATTTTGAATTACTGCTAGATTTCTGGCTGTTACGGCTATTCGTACCGTCGTGCTTTTTATTCCCTGTATTTAAAGGTTGCTCACCTTGCTGCTTTTCTTGTGCCCTTTGTTTCTTTAATGCAGCGTGATGCTTGATAAGCCGATCGAGCATGTCTAGTTGGTTTTTACTGGGGTCAACAAGTTCAAGCAGTGTTTGAATTCGATTTGCTATCGCTTCATCAATGGTTTGTTCACGCAACATATCGCGCCAACCGAATTTATCTGCCCAGTAATAAATGATGCGCTCATTATTCAGGTTCAGTTCGGTAGCGATTTCACGTGGCGTCCAAGCTTTCAAATAGAGTGCTCGGGCGGCTTGTCGTATTTCGGGAGAATATGCCATAAGCGCATCATACGCGCCGAAAACTTGCAGATGACTAAGCAAAGTTCGGATGAATTCGGATAGTAAATGTATCCGAATTACAAGGAATTGAAGTAGCTGAAACGACACATTCAAAGGCGTATTGTTTGCCGTGACCGAGATTTATTTGACGTGATTTAACTAGGCAAACGACAAACATGAGCAAAACCAGTGATTGGAAAATTGTTGCAACTGAGGGGGCTACTGTAGATGGTCGCCAAATAACTGCAGCGTGGATTAAAGACATGGCATCGCTGTATTCAACTTCTGAGTACACCGCGATGATCTGGCCTGAACACGCACGCTCTCACTGGAATGTGTTTGAGGGTAAAAACTGGGGGGTAGTTGAACAACTAAAAGCCGAAAAGAAAGACGGCAAGTTAAGACTGTTCGCCAAGATTACGCCAAACCAATATTTGCTCGATGCTAACCAAGATGGCCAAAAGCTATTTACATCTATTGAGCCGAACCCTGATTACAAGGGCGAGGGGCGATGTTACCTGATGGGCCTAGCTGTGACTGACTCCCCAGCATCTACAGGGACAGACCGCCTTGAGTTCTCACGCAAGCAAGGTGAAGTGACCAAGATTGAATGTAGTGATCTTGAAGAGTTAGATGTGTCCGAATGCTTCACAACAAATCCTATCTCTAAGTTTTTCTCAGAATTGGCAAAACATTTCCAATCTGGCGGGGCACTGCCAGAAATTACACCTGTAGAGCCTGAACCAGAGGACATTGACGTGACTCCAGAGCAACTAGAAGCACTATTTGATAAAAAATTTAGTGCCTTAAAAACCGAGCTGAAAGATGAATTCAAACAAGAGTTTTCGCAGCAAAACCTAGAACCAGAGCCGGAAGTAAATACAGGGGCAATTGTTGAACAGTTCTCTGCAGCTTTGGATGACAAGCTAAACCCATTGGTTGAAACAGTAGATGGTTTGGTATCGAAATTTAACAAACTATCACAAGAAGTGCCGGGGCAAGAGCCGAGTGGTGAGGGTGCAAGTGATAAAATGGAAGGAGTATTTTAATGCTAAATGCTGTTTCAACTAAATACTTAGCGGAGTTTAGTTTATCCGTAGCTCAAGCTGCTGGTTTAGACGTCCCATATGGCACGTTTAACATTACACCACCGATGGAAACTGCTCTACGTCAGGCAATTCTAGAGTCTCATGAATTCTTAAACATGATCTCTCTTCTTCCAGTGCAACAAATTAAAGGTCAAGTGGTAGATGTTGGTAATGATGGCCTTTCTACAGGTCGTACGTCATCAGGCCGTTTCAGTCGTGAAATGGGTCAAAGTGGTAATACCTACGAACTGACTAAAACGGACTCTGGTGCTCATATTCTTTGGGAGACCATGACCCAATGGGCAAACTCTGGGAAGAAAGGCGAATGGCTTAAACTAATGCTAAACGCTATTTCTCGAGTGTTTGCATTGGATATTCTTCGTGTAGGCTTCAATGGTACATCAATCGCCACGCCTACTGACCCAGTTGCTAATCCACTAGGCCAAGATGTAAACAAAGGTTGGCTTACCGTCGTTAAAGAGAAGAAAGCTAGCCAAGTTTTGGGATCTGCGAAGCTAGACCCTACCGGAGCGGCGGCAGATTCGTACAAAAACCTTGATTCGTTGGTACAAGACTTAATCAACACAACTATTGCTCCAGAGCATCGCCAAGATCCCGATCTTGTCGTGTTGGTCGGCTCTGATTTGGTTGCGGCTGAACAACATCGCTTGCTAGAAGCGGCAAATTCTCCGACAGAACATAAAGCGGCGCAAGCTCTTGCAAAAACTATTGCAGGCAAAAAAGCTTATACGCCTCCATTCTTCCCAGCTGACCAAGTATGGGTTACCAATACCAAGAACCTACAAGTTCTTACCCAAGCAAACACACAGCAGCGTCGCCAGAAAAACAATGACGATGAGCTACGTTTTGAATCTAACCATATTCGTATGGAAGGTTACGCTGTGGGAAATCTTAAAAAGTTCGCTGCTATCGAATCTGTTTCAGTCGTCGAATCAGCCACTGCAGAGGTGATGAATGGCTAGTCCTTTAGCAAGGCAGCGTCGTCAGCTTCTAGAAAATCAAGTCAGTCATTCTGCATTGAAGTTGAGTGCTAGTGCAAATACCGAAAGCCTGCACATCAAGCTGATCGATTTTGAAGAAGACCGCAAGTATCTAAAACAGCTCAATGCTATCGAAGACAAGGTGAAACATAAGCGTGATGTTTTGGTGCCCAAGTACAAACCGTACGTGGAAGCTTACCTAGCAAAAGGCGAAGTATTCGAGAACCCAATTTTCACCAATATGGTTATCTGGTTGTTCGATGTCAACAACATGGAAACCGCGATTGATTGGTGCTTGAAAGCCATAGCGCTTGATTTACCTACACCAGATAACTTCCGACGTGACTGGCCAACCGTGTGCGCCGATGAAGTTTTAGCTTGGGCGGAAAAAGAGTCTGGCAGAGGACATTCTATCGAGCCTTATTTCAGCACGGTTTTTGAAAAGGTTGAGAGCGAATGGCGACTACACGAAGAAGTGCATGCTAAGTGGTACCGATTTGCTGGGTTGCACTTACTTCGAAATGAAGAAGGACAACCGCAACCGACGTCTATCGGTTGTTTAGATACCTTGGAAAAGGCCTTGTTGCTACTGCAGTGTGCTCATGAGAAGTACGCGAAAATTGGGGTGAAAACCAAAATTGGTCAGGTAGAACAACGTATTCGAGCGATTAAAGACAACAAAAACTTGTAACAGCTCCTACGCCGCCGAGCCTCGGCTGGTGAGGTAAGAGTGCCAATAGGCTAACTCAATACCGTCGACCCAGTGGCTAGAGGCTCACTTATTAAAAGAGGAATAACGATGTTTACGGGATCTTCCGGTTCGGATTATCAAGCGACAGAAATCACTAATGACGGTTTTTGGCCGAATATCAATGCCGGTGATTTTGAAAAGCGTCGCGGTATTCCTGCTGCTCAAGACTCAGAACGTATTGCTATCGCTCTAGTTAATGCTGTTTCGGAAGTTAATCAGCAACTCGAAGACTTAAAAGTTAAGTATCAGGAAGAGGGGCATACAACTGCTGGCGATGTTCCTACATTTCCGAAAATGAATGATAAAAACCGTGTTGTATATCAATACGAATCAGCAGTATTTGCGAGAGCCAAAGCTGATTTGCTGCCGGACATTGCAACTGTTCTTACCAAGGACAAGGGCGATCACATCGCAGACAGAAGCGTAGAGGTGCGCACTGAATTACTTTCAGAAAGCCAGCGCATTATTAGAAATATGAAAGGGCTGAACCGTTCATCGGTGGATTTGCTATGAGAACGCAATACCAAGCAGGTTACAAGCTGCGTGACCTAAACGCATTTTTAATCAGCGTTGTGGGCGACAAGATAGCCAAGCGCATGGAATGTGAAATGGGCAAGGTTGAGTTGAAACTAGAAACCAAGCACATGGGTCATGGTTTTGACCTGCTGTATCAGCGTTATGTTGCTGACTTCTACTTCGACAAATTCCCTTTCAAAGAATACGACCCAGCGGTGCTGTTCGCTAATGTTGGAGCGTGGTTGATGGACAACGATTCTGACCGTTTCCGCATCGAAGACTTAGACGACCCATACGTAGACGTAGTACTGGAAGATGAGAAAAACGCCGAAGTGTTGGTCTCAGTCATGTTTGAAGAACCCGTCAAAGTGGCTGCAGACCCCGACGGGCCAATCTATTGGAATGGTCAACGCTGGAAGATTGAAGAGTACGAGATTTGGCAGGCGGAAAGGCTATCACATGTAGTTCTCCGCAATGTATGAGATACGGGCCGATAAGCGCAGTTATTTGCGAGTTAAAGAGCAATTCGAGCTGCTAAAGCTTGAGAAAAAAGCCAGAGCCCGAGTGCTGAAAGAGCTTGGTAAATACATCACCAAAACGACCAAAAAAAACATTCGAGCACAGCGTGACCCAGACGGTAAAGCGTGGTCAAAGCGCAAAAACGGCAGGCGAAAAATGCTTAGAGGTTTCACTAAGAAGCTAAAGCATTTTCAAAAAGACAATAACCGGGTTTTGGTTGTTGGTTGGCCATCAAGACGAGGAACCGTTGCACTGGCTCACCATACAGGTGAAGCAGAGGAAAGCGGATTGCAGCAGCGATTCAAGCAAGCCAAGAAAGCGAAAGAACCAAAGAAAACCGACCCGGCAACGAGAGAGCAAGCAAAAGAGTTACGCGATTTAGGTTACAGACTTCCGCCCCAAGGCAGGCAGAAGAGAGGCAAAAAGCCAACGCTCAAATTCATTACTCAGAATATGACCGTCGCTGAAGCCGCAAAACTGATTAGTGATCTGGAAAATAAAACGCCATTACGTAAGTGGGAAGTAGATCGCCCAGAACGCCGATTGATAGGCATTAGTCCGAAACGGGCAGCAATGATTATCAAGCGGGAAATGAATCGAAATAGGAGCAACTAAACATGGCATGGCCTACCGTCATTATTAACATTCTGAACATGATGCGCGGACCGATCCCGGGCGTTGAATTTCACTTTCTGTTTGTTGTGTACGGCACAGTTGCAGGAACAGAGCGCAACCTAATTATGGTGGATAACACCACGGATTTTTCAGACAGCGCGTTCGATAACATCGACCCTGTACACATGCTCACGCTAAAAGCTGCTCAGTTAAATGGGAAACAGAACTGGACTGCCGGTTTGATCGTTTTAAACCCATCAGATAGTTGGCAGGCAGCGGTTTTTAAAGCCAATGAGACATCAAGCTTTGAAGCTGTTGTGTTGGATAAGCCAAATACTGGAGCGTCCACTCTTGAAGATGCAGTCGCATTTCGCCATGAACTTAAAGCCAAGCTTGGACGAGAAGTTTTCATGATCTGTTCCTTACCAGGAATTAACGATTCAGAGGACGGTGAAACATGGGCCGAGTGGTTAGCGCAAACGGTGAATGTGCCAAAGAACATTGCAAGTGAATACATCACCGTAGTGCCACAAGTACACGAAGGAAACTCTACAGTTGGCATTTATGCAGGTCGGTTGGCCAATCAAGAAGTATCTATTGCTGACTCACCGGCACGAGTAAAAACAGGCAGCATTCTCGGCAGTATGGCATTAGCAAAAGATAAGGATGGAAAGCCATTAGAGCTAGCAACACTTAAAGCACTAGAAGCTGCTCGAATCGCTGTGCCGATGTGGTATCCGGACTATCCGGGGCAATATTGGACAACTGGACGTACGCTAGATGTCCCTGGTGGTGATTATCAAGATATTCGTCACATTCGTGTCGCCATGAAAGCAGCACGTAAAGTGCGGGTACGAGCAATTGCACGAATTGCTGATCGAGAATTCAATTCCACACCAGGCAGTGAAGCCAGCGCAAAGCTGTATTTTACTCAAGACCTCCGTGAAATGGCGGTAGTGAAAAAAATTGGTGATTACGAGTTCCCTAGTGAAATCAAACCACCTCAAGACGATGACATCACCATTACATGGGTTAATAGTGAAGAAGTTGAAATTCTACTCGCAGTTACACCTTACGAGTGCCCAGTGAAAATCACCATCGGCATCATGCTCAATCAACGACTAGGGGAGTAAACAATGAATTCTCGTTATACAGGGCGAAGCTTCGACATAAACATGCTGGGGATTTTGGTTCATGTGGAGTCGGCTACAGCAACCATCAATGATGAGTCTGCTGTTGATAAAGAGCGCGGCATTCCCACTGGATTTACTCATGGAGCTGTGAGTTGTGATGTTGAGTATGAGCTGGACTTGAACAACTTCCGTAAGCTTCAACAAAAAGCTCGCGAAGCTGGCAGTTGGCGCGGTATTAAGCCACACGACTGTATGTTCTATGCAAATACTGGCGATGATGAAGACAAAGTAGAGCTGTTTGGTGTGAAGTTTCAAATCTCAGATTTACTTAGTGTGGATCCAAACAGCAGTGATAAAACCAAGCGCAAGCTTAAAGGCTTTGTGACGAGCCCTCACTTTGTTCGCATTAATGGCATCTCATACCTAAGTAATGATGATACCCGCGGTTTGCTTTAAGCCTATCAGAGAGAGAACGAATGCCTGACTTTATCGACCATGCTAGTAGTAACGAAACCAAGTTTACTGAAATGGCAATCGCAAACCAGCTTAAACAGTCTATGAAGACAAGCGAACGAGAGAGTGCAAAAGAATGTCTTGAGTGTGGTGACCCTATCCCTGAAGGGCGTCAGATAGCTATAGCGGGGTGCCGGTTTTGCGCCCCTTGCCAGGCTAATTTGGAGTAACGATATGAAAGATTGGTTCGACAAATTAACCAGTGGAGTTGCTTACCTTGTGTCATTGGCAGGAATGACTTTCAGCAAGCTGACATTTGAACAGTGGTATTTCATTTTATCACTAGTGATTGGCCTTGCAGCACTGGGATTGAACTATTGGCACAAGCGAGCAATGCAACGTATTGCTAGCGAAAAAGGAGTAGCACTGAGTGAAACTGACTAAGCGCATCATTTGTTCTGTAGTCGCTGTGATCGGCTTGGTAACAGGTGGTACGGCTGTTTATGGACCAGAATTGACGCAGCCCATTGGGCAAGTTGTGGTATCGGAACGAGACTTAGGAACGCTGCGCATCACCCCTAAAGGACTGAAGTTGATTGGTGATGCAGAGGGATGCCGGCAGAACCCTTACGTTTGTCCGGGAGGTATTCCTACGAATGGAATTGGGAATACTCATGGTGTGCCAGATACGCCAATCACATTGGAGCAAGTCGCGATCGACTGGGTGAAAAACATTCAATCGGCCGAACGATGTGTGACCAATGCAGAAAGGATTTCAGGAGCGCAAATGAGCACGGGTCAATTTGACGCATTTACCAGCTTTGTTTTCAACTTCGGGTGTACCAAGTTTCGCAAAAATAAGGACGGCTCTGACACTCGGATTTACGAAGCAATCAAACATGGCAATTATCCCAAAGCCTGCGGTCACATTACGGAGTGGGTAAAGAGTCAGGGCGTTGTGCTTAAAGGACTCGTCACTCGAAGAGGATTAGAACGTGATCGCTGCATGGAAATGGATTAAGTGGATTGGTATTGCGGTGTTGGTGACGACCATCGCGGTGCTGAAGCTGCAGCTTCATACCGTCAAAGCAGAGAAAACCACATTAAGTGAAAAGCTCACCAAGGCAGAAGCAGACAACCAAATCAACTTAACCACCATTGAATTTTTGAAGGGTGAAAGTGAGCAAGCTAACAACATGTTAGTTCAGCGGCAACGGCAACACATAGCAGCAAAGGAAAAACTCAATGCAGACCTGGCAGCACTTAAAACAGAGCTGGCAAACGTTCAGTGCCATATCCCTGCCACTGTTACTGACCGCCTGCGCGACCCCTACTGAAACCGTCGCAATGCAGGTGTTCATGAAATTGCCACCTGCTGGAATGTTGGTGCCCTGTTCAAAACCACAAGTTCAAGGGACATGGCCGGAAGTGGTTACCGACGACATTCCCAAACTGAAAAACGCACTGACTGAGTGTGATAACCAGATTGAAGATTATTTGCAATGGCGTGCTAAGCACGAAAACAAGAAGAGAAGTAAAAATGACTAAACCTACCTTCACATCAAAACCTGTCGTAGTCGCTATCGGTGGCACTGACTTCGTATTTACGCCAACGGTACAGGATGCAAATAACTATACCAATGACATGATGCCTAACAACAAAGTCGCGCCTGCCTATACGTACTTAACGCGTACCGTGAACCCAGAGCAAAAAGATGAGCTCACTGAGTTACTTGATAGCGTTCCTGGCTTAACTATCGAGCTTTATGCCACGGTAAGTAACGCTTCTAAAGGTGGTATCGAAATCACACTAAAAAAATAACAGATAGGGCAAAGCGGATTGAAGACAATCCTTTGGAACAAGCCTTTGCCCTTCGTCGTCATTTTTTGCCGAGTGAGCCAGACGATGAAAGAAGTTTAAGTCGCGCTATCTGGCTGGACAAACACCAGTTCGAACGCGAAGAAAGAGCAGTAATGAGTGCTATCAGCCGACTGTTTAGTCATTAACAGACATAAAGAGCGAGTGAGTATTACGCGATGAGCATGGAAAAACTGTTGATGCACATAGCGTTGGTTGATCAAGTCACCAAGCCGCTGCAGGGGATTACTAAAGAAGTACAAGCTTCGATGGATGCTGGTAAGCAAGGCATGCAAAACATGGCGGCAGGTGGTGCGGGTTTAGTTGCCACGGGCTTTGCTATTCAAAATGCGCTGATGCCAGCGATTGAAATGGATAGAAAGCTAGGCGAAGTGAAGTCGTTAGGGGTTCTGGATGAGGATCTCACGAAGCTTTCAAAGACCGCACTTTGGACATCGGCAGAGTACGGGAAATCCGCAACAGATATTGTCGGCGCCTCATATGATATCAAGTCAGCATTTGGTGATATTGATGGAGGCAGCCTTTCTGACATCACCAAAAGCTCTGCCGTTTTAGCTGCTGCGACTAAGGCTGATACAGCAACTATTACGGATTATATGGGCACCATGTATGGTGTTTTCAAAAATCAAGCTGATGAAATTGGGGTTGGTATTTGGTCCAAACAAATTGCCGGCATGACCGCGCAGTCTGTTGAAATGTTTAAGACTACAGGCGCAGGCATGAGTAGTGCTTTTACTAGCATCGGAGCGAATGCGACCAGTGCAGGAGTTGCTATCGAAGAGCAGATGGCGATTTTAGGCACTCTTCAATCAACCATGAGTGGCAGCGAAGCGGGTACCAAATACAAAGCATTCTTAGCGGGTGTGGCCAACGCTCAAGATAAGCTCAATTTGTCGTTTACCGATAGCCAAGGTCAGATACTGCCTATGCTAGATATTCTTGAACAATTGAAAGGTAAATATGGTGACACCTTAAGTGTTGCTGAAGCGGCTGATTTGAAAAAGGCATTCGGCTCAGAAGAAGCCGTTAGCATGATTAAGTTATTAATGGCTGACACCGAAGGACTCGCAGGCAGTATTGACCAACTTGGTCAAATCGAGGGAATGTCGAAGGCTGAGCAAATGGCCAGCACCATGACAGATCAGTGGGAACGGTTAGAAGCGGCATGGTTTGCGGTTCGTGCTGCGGTATTTGGTGCGATTCTTCCTTCAATCAATTCGGTTGTAGGCACCATGGCTGACGGCTTAATGGTGATTGTTGGTTGGACGGACCAATTTCCTTGGCTTGCTGAAATTCTTGGCTATGTCGCTATCGCAGGCCTGTCTCTTGGCGGGGTGATTGCAACATTGTCGCTTGCCATGGGTATCGGGCAAATGATGTCTGCTGGTTGGACGGTTACCATGATGAGTTTAAATAGCATCATGAAACTACTGCGTATTAGTACGCTGGCGAGTACCGCTGCTGCATGGCTGTTTAACGCCGCGCTTTGGGCCAACCCGTTAACTTGGGTTGTCGCTGGTATAGCGCTGCTTATAGGTGGTATTGCTGCGGCAATCTATTGGTGGGACGACTTAACCTCCGCGTTTAAAGATACGGCTTGGTTTGATGTTATTGCTTATGCTATCGAAGGACTCGTTGATTTACTCAATATGATCCCAGGTGTTGATATTGAACTGGGGAGCCAAATTGAAACGCCAGAGATGACAACGGCCGTCCAAGCTGAACACAGTACTCCTATATCACAGAACCTAACTCCGGGTGATGCGTCAGAAGTTAAGCAATTAGAACTACTTCAACCTCAAATGAGTTACGAGTCTGCGATAGCGACGAACCAAGACGTTTATGGATATAAGCCAGAGCAAATGGCGCCGTTCAAAATTGCAGAAAGCCAGGTTATTTCTCAACCAAGCATCAATGTTGAAGCTCCAAATCTAGATACTCAATCGCCTCAACCGTTTATCGAATATAAAGGGAAGAGCAACGAGCCACGATTGCCTCCTCAAGTGGTGAACAATATGAAAACAACCAATCACAGTGATGCTAGTCGAGTTAGCTCTTTTGGCGACGTGTATATCACTGCCCCTAACGGAATAACACCAGACCAATTAGCCGAGTGGGATGAGCTCAATGTGGGGTAACGACTTAACAGAACGCAAGCGCTACAACGATATCAAAGTGGTCGAGGGTGGCTGGGATATGGACGCAGGCCAACAACCTAAAGAGTGCAGTGGTTTATACAGCATCGCGCAGGACATTAAGCACGCGATCATGGAATCAGGATTGGCTCGCCAATTGGTTGCAGAAAGAAACCCAGCGTTACGCGCTGATGTAATGGTGCAAATTGAGCAACTTGCTGAGAGAGATGTAAGAGTGGTACCGGGTTCAGCGACAGCAAGAGAAACAGAAACTGGTGATATCACCTTAACCGCTAAGGCTTATGAATATGGGGAACTTGAGGTGAAAGCATGAGTAAACGACCAAGTACGGATTTTGTTCAGGTACTAAGTGAATCGGGTGTGCCAGTTACCGAAAAGGACTTTGAAACCAAACTAAAACAAGAAGTCGTGGGGGCTGGTAGCAAGGTTTCGAATGACTCCGAAATGTCACCGTTTTGGCGTTGGGTTCGCGCTGCAGTGGTCACGCCATGTGTTTGGCTGATTAGACATCTATTGGCTCAGCACGTTATGCCCAATATGTTCGTGGCAACCGCTGAGCGTTGGGCTCTGGACCTAAAAGCATGGGAGCACAATATCGCGCCGAAAGTAGCTCAAAGAGCACAAGGCTACATCACACTAACTAAAGCAAATGCTGCTGATGCGGTGACGATTGAGAAAGGGGCGGTTATTCAAACGCTACCTATAGATGGCGTTATGTATAAAGTTCAAGTTACTGAGCCTGGAATCATCGAGACTGGTCACTTAAAGGGTAAGGTGCTTGTCGAAGCACTTGAAGCGGGCTCCGCATTTAACTTGCCGGCGGGGTATTTCAACATTATTCCTGAAGCGATACCGGGTATTGTTGATGCGGTGAATGAACCTGACTGGCTCTCTGTACTCGGTGCTGACGCAGAGACTGATGAAGAGTTAGCGCTTCGTATTCAAAATGCCTTTACTAGTTCTGGTGAATGGCACATCGATGATGTGTATCGCTCTATCATCGCCAGCGTAGCGGGGATCCGAAGTGATAACATCTATTTTAGAAATACAGGGGACATAACCCCTGGTTCAGCAGAAGCATTGATTTTGATGGAAGTGGGACCAACCCCGCTAACCGTTCTTGAACAGCTAAATGAGCACATAATGTCTAAAGGGCATCACGGTCACGGTGATGTACTTACCTGTAAAGCCATTCCCGATACGAAACATGAGATCACGGCGGATGTCGTCTTAGCTGAGAACTTAGACAGTGCCACCAAAGTGAATGAACTTCTTGAAGTGGAAGCGAGGATTAGAGCGGCTTTTCGAGAAACAGCAGCTTACCCAGAAATGACACGCGCGAAACCTGAGCATCGTTTTAGCTTATCTTTGCTTGGTACTGAGATACATACCAACATGACGGAAGTTGAATCGGTAAGGTTTACCGTAGACGGAAAAGTCCAAAAAGACATTATCAGCAAGCTAGAACAGCCTCGCTTGAAATCACTCACAGTTAAGGAACTCGTGGATGTCTGAGTCTCGAAATTACGACCAAAGCCGACATTCCCCTCGCTTACCAGAAATAGTGATCCCATGGTGGCAGGACGGAAGAACGACGGCGGATGAAGTCAAAGAACCTCACTTTTTATCTAAAGGCGTTTTTTCATTCTTCCAGATAGTTTGGAGCAGTCTGCTATTTCCGCTTCGCCAAATGGATGCGTTGACCTGTAACGAAAAAGCATTGGAATTAATGGCATGGGATAGAGATATCAAAAGGTTTGAGAGTGAGCCACTTTCACTATTTCGAAAGCGAGTGAAATACGCAGAAGTGAATGCCAAAGACGCAGGTAGCGTAGCGGGCTTCAAGCGGATTTTTGAAAGGCTAGGCATTGGCATCGTTAAGTTCAAAGAGCGTCAAAGCGAAGTTCAGTGGGACGTTTGTACTATTGAGCTAAGTGATGGCGATATCTCGCAAAACAGCAAGTTGGTTCAAGTGCTCATAGAGCAGTATGGGAGAACTTGCCGTCGATATCGATTTGAAGTTGTTTATCCCATTCAGGTGCACATTCGTACGGCCTGTTTCAGCCAAAGTCAGCAGCTATTTAGTGCAAAACTAGAGGAATAATACAGTATGAGCCAAACCATTATCCCTGCTCAGTTTGAGCGCTATTTAGTGGATAAAATTACAGCGGGTAGTACGACAGACATGAACGAGTTTGTGTTTGCTCATATTCCTAACTTAGACGCTGAATCACCGATTGACCGTGCCCTAGGTTTGCCTAGTGAAGCGTATATCGTGCATCGTCAAAAAGTGGACCAGGCTGCGCGACTTAATAGTAATACGTTGGTGTATTCCGTCATTCTTCAGTCAACCACACCGAGTTTTAAGTTCAATGCGATTTACCTCCATGACAAGCATGTTGAGAACTCCTGTGGCTTGATCGTGTATAAGAACACGGAAACTAAAGAAGAAAACATGACCACTATTAAGTCCGTCGCGCAGGAATACAGTGGCGCTGCAGCGATAGCAAATATTCATGTTGATCCAGGAACTTGGCAGATAGATTTTCATGCGCGCTTAATGGGCATTGATGATGATTTACGTTTGGCGAACCTTGACCATTATGGCGGTTCGGCCTTTGTACGTGGCTGCTCGGTTGTCGCTAAAGGAAAGTCAAACACATTTGTTGTTAGTCCCGGAGTTGTTTATGTCTCAGGGTTACGTGTTGAGCTCTCAAAAAAAGAGGTGGTGGTCAGTGATGGCGTTCCCTGCGGCTTGTACTTAGATGTGGTACGTCAAGGCAGCGCACTCTCTCGTTGGGAAAACATAGCGACAGTAAGAAGCTCAAAAACAGAACTCAGTAATTACGTTGATGAAAACGGTCAACAGCATTACATCGCTCGACTTGCTGGCATTGACTCCCATGGCAATGTTACTGATTGGCGTGTGTGGGATGTTATCACTCAGCAACAAGCTGAAGCTGGTGAGGATGAACACCGTAGCCTATGGAGTGCAAAACGAGTCTTTCAGTCTGTCGCGTCATACATCAACAAGAATGTTAAGAATGCCACTAAAACAGCCTCCGGTTGGATGAGTGCAAGCGATAAGAAAAAATTAGACGGGATTCAGAGTGGGGCTCAAGTCAATGTAGCAACTAACTTGAGCGTGTCTCGCAACGCCAATTCTCAAACGGTTAATAGCTCGACGGGTAAAGATGCCACTTTAAGTGCCGCAACAACATCTAGCGCCGGGGTTATGACCGCAGCAGACAAGAAGAAGCTGGATGGCATACAAGCTGGAGCGCAAGCGAATATCGCAACTAACTTGACGGCATCTCGCAATGCCACAACTCAAACGATCAAGAGTTCTACAGGTAAAGATGCTGTTTTAAGTGCGGTGACGGCATCTCATGCAGGGGTAATGACGGCAGCAGATAAGAAAAAGCTCGATGGAGTTGCCACTCAAGCTACGAAAAATCAAACAGACGCACATTTAAAGAACCGAGCTAATCATACGGGCACTCAAGCTATTTCTACCATTCGAGGTTTACAAGAAGCACTCAGCAGTAAATCAAATACAAAGCGGTCAATTTTGTGGAATGGAAGAGCCTCAAATAATACGAAGTTAAAAACCTCAGAGCCTATTACAAACTTCGATTTCTTAATAGTGACAGCCGAAGGTGGTTATGCAGGTGCGTCAGGGCTAAGCCTGAGTGCAATTGTTGATGTGCAATTAGCGATGGAGCTGGGCCAGTTTTATATCATCTTGCAGAGTGATGGCAAGTACGGGTTTACCTTGACATGTAAAGAAGTTCAATCGGTTAGAGGTGGTACTTCTCTAAAATACGATGGCGTGACCGCCTATTCAGGTGAGCATTATTTGAGAAAGATTGTGGGCGTTAAGGTGTAAGGCATGGATAAAGAGAAAATATATGGATTAGTGGGAACGGGGTGTTTTCAAGTTATCGGAGGTACCCCTCCGCATGGATGGATAGAGATCCCTTCACTACCCGAGAAGCTACCCGCTGTCTTACAATCAAATGGCATATGGACATATCCAGATGCAGTTCCTGGTCAAGAAGAGCCAGCCATTTTTGCTGAAGCAGAAAATCAATGGGTGGCACATGAAATGGTTTATGTGGATAGACAAGTCACATTACATGAAGACTCCGATCCTCGTTCTACGCTAACTGCTTCAGTTTGGAGAAGCTACCGGAGAGCGCTGCGCGACTATGTAAAGGATGGTGTAGTAACGATGGCCATTCGACCACAACGCCCTGCGGAGAAATCCATGACAATTGAAGGCCGCTTATGACTTGGCACTTATCCCAATTAAACTGGCCAAGTTACTCGCAGAACATTCAAACCAAGGCTGAGTCAGTGACAGACGCAGTCGGCGCCGTAATGAATGAAGCGATTAACCGGTTAACCAACCATACAAGTGATGCCAATTACGGGCGTCACTCTTTAAGTGAAGAGGCGAGCGCTTTGCTTAAGCTGCGTAGTGAACTTCAATCCTTACTTGTCTCAGGAACCGTACTTACAGTGTCGCCATATCAGTTTCAAGTGGGGACCCGTTTGGACTCGGGGTGTTACCTCAATCCTAGTACTGCAATTAAAACGTTATCTAATAAGCTGCGGGATTACGCTGATAGGTACCGACCAAATGGCCATCTTCACGGTATTGCGATAATGGTAACGGCCTCTCAATTGAATCAATTCTCTCGGCAGCTCATTGAGCTTACATCATTGTTTCCAATGCCTGAGTGGTGCCAAGTCGCTAGGCAAAGCCATGCTTTAAATACCAATGACGTTGATAAGTTCCATCAACCTGCAGCGATCGCTCTACCACGCTTTAAGCCGATGGCTTTACTCAACGCTAACCCATTACATGATGCTTTACATTGGCAAGGTGCCCAAGTAGCTACGCTAGAGTCATTAGCAGACGATGACCATCACGTAATTGACAAGTTGCAGTTACTAGCAGCGAAACGCAATAAAAAGATGGAAGAAATCAAGGCTCAGCTCAACGCCCTGAAGAACTTGAAAGGAAGTATCTATGCGTTCTCCGTGGAGGGCAATGCGGAAAGTATAGCGACACGATTGAATCAAGCGGGAACGCCCAACAATCATCAATTTACATTAGCAAGCTTATTGCTTAGCTATGAACCTATGACGTTTTTTGAGGAGCTATTATGCTAGCTCTAGATGGTGTGCCAATTAACTTAGACTCGATGACCGTTGAAATGTCTATGGAGCTTAAAGACCAGGACATGAGTGGGCAGTCTTCTGGTACCGAGGTGGCAGAGCAAGGTGACAAAGGCAAAAAGCTTACCTTTAGTGGTCGTGTTCCATTCATTCGTATAGAAACACTGACCCAACTTTATGCGTTTGCTTCAGATAAAGATGAGTCGAATGCTAGGCGTATTTATCGAATCGGCAATGACATTGCGCTCGCACTTAAAATTCGCAATGTGAAGTTCACTGGACGTATTCAAGCAAGAGAACATGAAACTCTACAGGCTTGGAATGTATCTTTTGAGCTTCGGGAGTACAACAGTGTCGCCGAGCAAAAAGAGCAGCGGATTAAAGCGCAAAGCAAGCCAGAGCAGCGAGAGAATACTCGGTTGAAACAGGCACTCATCATCGCAGAGGAGGCGACTCAATGAAGTTAGAGAAGCGCTTGTATATAAGCGGCGAAGAAGTCAAATTGGCAAGTAACATGGTGAGCTTAAAGCTTTCTTTGGGTAGTGTGGCCATCTTTGAAATTGAAGTTACACAACCCTTGAAATTATTCGAGCCGGTGCGTTTTGATATTGGATATGAAAACAAAACATCGCCTTGGTTTGAGGGCTATGTTGATAAAATCCAATCTACAGTCAATGGCTACCAAAAAATCACAGTAAAAGAACTGACAGGTATTTTGAGTAAACGTTGGTCTCTCAGTTTAGAGCATCCAAATGCCGAGCAAGTTATTGATGCGATCTCTCACCTTACTGGTCTCGAGTTTAATCTACCCAATAAAGAATACATGAAGACCGCGATCCCAAACTTTGTTTGCCAGGGAACGGGTTATCAATGTTTAGATCAGGTCGCTAAGGCTTTTTCTATTCCTGACTGTGTTTGGTTTCAACATACTGACCAGGTGGTTTATTTTGGCTCCTATCAAGATAGCCATTTCAACGACAAACCAATGCCACTACCTGAAGAGTTTACGAGTCGTCAAAATGGTAACAGTGTCACCTTTGTTCCGTTTCCTATGCTTAGACCAGGTCGTGTTGTGAATGGTAAGCGAGTCTATCGGGTTGACTTAATACAGGATGATATGACGGCGTATTGGAAAGCTGAGCAGTCTGAAGTCATACCTAAAAAGCGAGAAACACTACAGCATTTTCCTGAATTAGCAGCAGGCTTTCACTTGCCAAAGTTCGGGCGAGTCGAAATGGTCAGAGACAGTGCGACGGCGGGTAAAGTATCTGACCCATTTCGGCCAAGATTCTCTGTTGATGTGCAAGTTCTAGATGAGAATTTGCAACCAGATAGTAACGTACCGGTTTATCGCTCGATTCCACTGCCGGTTAACATGAGCGGACATGAGTCCGGATTGTTAGCGTATCCATTAGAAGGGACATTGGTTGAAATTGCTTTCGCTTATGGTCGAAGCGATAGACCCATCATACGTGGCGTTTATGGACGTGAATATGCGCTTCCCTCAATAGAGCCTGGTGAACAACTACAACAGCAACGTGAAGAAGTGAGTTATCGAGTCGATGCCGCAGGAAATACAACACTGCAGACTGACCAAACTCAAAATCAGAGAGCGTTTGGTAAGTTAGACCAATTTGAACGGTATAAAGGTGAGTTTGGCCAGCATCAGCTTTTTGTAAATGAGCACAGCACTGAAGAAGTGAATGGTAAGAAGCTTATTGAAGCGCTTGGCGCTATTAATTTGTTGTCAGGAGATGATCTGGTGTTAGGAAGCTTGGGCAACATGCAAACGGCTACCGCTGGTGATGTGGTTACGGTGATCGGTAAATTGCGAAACACGGTAATTGCTCAAGATGAAAAACTTAAAGTTATGGGCCAAAGGTTAGAAACTATAGAGAAAGACTGGCAGGTCAGTGCTAAAAATATGCGTTTCACCGCGGACCTTATCACTATGAATGGCGGCAAAGGTGTCGTGCAGGGCGATTGCATTTGTGCATTCACCGGTTTGCCGCATTCTGATCTATCTACTACCGTCAGGGCGGGGAAATAATGTCACTAAGTAAATTATCATTAAAAAATAGAATTTTGGCAGAACTACAACTTCAAGGCTTTGTTACATCCGGAGTTCATTCCAAATCAGATGAACTTGTCACCGCTATCGCAAATGCTGTCGTTGACGAGATAAAAGGCAATGCCAAAGTAACCATCAAAAGTGGCAGTTCATCCGGAAGTTGGCCAATAAATTAA